TTTTGCGTTTTTTATTTGAATTGCACCACGTTCAGTATCATAATTTATTATAGCTTCTGTTATTTCACCACCAACTATTAATTTAAATATTTTTTCTCTAATTTTAGTATAGTGCGAGTCTATCAAGAATTTATTATTATTTAAATCAACATATAAATCAATATTTTCATATTTTGATTTAAAATTAAGATAATTTTTTGTATTTAATATTGCACCTCGGTAGCTTTCAACAATTTTAGAAATTTTTCGTTTTTCAGTATCAGAATATTTCCAGTTATTCGAAAGAGTATTATATAAATGTTCAATGATTAAATTAATAGTATTGACTGATTCTTTACGTTTTTTAGTATAGTCTTTTCCACCTATGTATTTTACAATTAAATTTCCATGACCTAATTCAGAAAAATCATTAGCGAAAAAATCTGAGGTTGGAAAATTAAATTCAACTGGACTCATTCTTTCAAAATATTGTTCTGTTATAATTTTATTATAAATATCTTTGGGTTGAATAAAAACTAAATGATTTTGATAAATTAACTTTTCTTCATTTTCTTTAATTGGCCACAAATCAAGTAACTTTGATTCATCAAGTCCAAGTAAATACTTAAATTGATTAAGATTATGAAGTTTTGCAGTAAGATTTAACGAATCCGTATCTAGCTTAATTTTTGTTTTTACTGAACATCTTTGAGTTGTATATCCAATTGATTCAATTACATGCATTGTTTTTAAAAACATATGTATTGCTTCTTGATATGGAAGTACTCCTGTTTCCAGGCTTATTTCTTTATATCCATTTGAATATACTGGGGAAACTTTAAATGCTTCAACAGTAGGTGTAAAGTCTGAATTAAGATGATTAAACCACTTAACCTTTTTACCTAATGCTCTTGAGAACTTAGCAGCAGCTTCTCTTTTAGGAAGTGGAGTAAAAAATTCAAAAACAAATGATAAATATGAATTATCGTAAATTTCTTTATTTGAAACAGAGTTAAACATTAAAAAGTCCTTTATTCTATTTATATAAAAATAAATACAAGGTTTAACGAGTGAATACTAAATTATTTATTATAAAAATAGCATATTTAAAAAATAGTATCTCTTATATAAATAATATAAATTAAATAATATAAATTAAATGGCAAACGGAACAGATAATTTTAAAGTTTTAACAAAACTTAGTATCTTCGTTGAGGATATTTTATTACAAACAATTAATTATTTAACAGAAAAGTTTAAACAGAGTCGAGGAATATTCACAGCCGCTTCTCCATTTGGGCAAATCTTATTAGTTGTTGAGAACTTAACACAGCTTGTTTTTTATTATGTTGAAGACTCAATTACTGAATTAAATATTAATGAAGCAACTCGATTAACCTCAGTTTATTCACTAGCTGCATTATCAGGTCATAATCCAAGCAGAGCAATGTCGTCAATTGGAGAAATAAGTCTTTCTACAAATGATGATGCAACAGATTCAACAATTGATTTTATTATTATTCCAAATCAATCTAGACTTTCGTGTTTAAACAACGGATTAACATACATTTTAGATTTACCACAAGATGAAATTAGATTTTCATATAATGGAACAACAAATGATTTAAAGCTTGCAATACGACAGGGTATTATAGAAACAACTACTGTTGTCTCGACTGGTGCAGCAATGGAGAGTTTTTCAATAGGAAGTGCTCAAAATTCATTTATTGATAATTTTTACGTAAGTGTTTATGTTAATGGCGAAAAATGGAAAAAGTATGACTCTATTTTAGATATGCCATTGGGAGAAAAAGCATTTTTAGCAAAAACCGGAATTACTAGCGGACTTGATATATTTTTCGGTAATAATAATTTTGGTCTTATTCCACCAAGAGGTTCTGAGATTATTATTGAATTTTTAATAAACGAAGGAGCAAATGGAAATATTCGAACAAATGATCCACAACAAGTAAAATTTGAATTTATTGATACTGGTTTTAGCATATTGGGCGAAGAATTTGATATAAATGAATTCATTAGTGTTGTGACAACACATCCTCCATTTTTTGGAGCAAACGCAGAAGATTCTAATTTAACTAGATTAATTGCTCCACGAACATCAAAAAGTTTTGCACTAGTTAATGCAGACCACTATGAAATATTATTAAGAAAATTAAAGCTATTTTCGGTTATTAATATTTTTTTAGATGAAATTGATGAAAGGGTACTAAATCTGTTTTTAATTCCAGATATACGAAAAACGTTTAATACAGGTCAAAATTACTTTAATGCTGATTTAGATAGATTTATATTAACTGATTTTCAAAAAAATGAATTATTAAAATACATTGAAAAGTCTGGATCAAAACTAATATCAACAGATATACAAATAATCGATCCAATTCCAAGTAATTATGTTATTAATACAACAGTTATTGTATTTGATGATGTTGATACAGAAATAATCAAGAATGATATACTCAATAGCTTAGGAAAATTCTTTATTGAAAATACACGACATACTAGAATTCCAAAATCTGATTTAATTAAAATAATTGAAGAGGTTAATGGAGTAGATTCGGTTTCAATTAATATTGTAAGTAAGAAAAATGAAATATCTAAAATAGCAAATCCAAATGCTGCAGATATTGGATTAGATGATTTTAATGATATTGTTACTGAAATACGAGAATTGCCATTAATTCGAGGAGGATTCACAGATAGATATGGAAATATATATGCTGAAGGAATCAGTGATGAATCGCTAGGCTCAGTAAATATAAAAATAAAAGACATTGTACCTAGACCAAAAAATATTTAAAAAATGGTAAAAGACTCAATATTTAAACCTGCATTTCAAAGAAAAGAAATACGAACAAATCTTGGCTTTGATTATAAAGATGAAATACTAAAACGTAGTTTATCTTCTCAAATGTTTGATGTAAATTCAACATTAGATATGTTTCTAACAAATATTAATTCTATTGTTTATCAGTGGGTAGAAGCTGTTAAACAAATAAAGATTTTTGCAAATCCTGCAATACATAAATACGAAGATAAAATAAATTAGAAAATCGTGGATAAGAAAAATAGAAAACATTTAAGAGATGAAATTCAAAATTTACTTGGATCAATCACACATGAAGATCAAACCGGGATGGTTATAGATAATCAACTTGCTGAAGAAACAAGAGATGAGTGTCCTCATGATTTTGAACAAATGAGTAGACAGTTTACTCGAAAAGCTAGAGAAATAACTGATTCTTTATTTAAGAATTTCGTTGATGTTGGAATTTTTAAAGAAAATGATTATGCTAAACATAAAAAGGAATTAGATACAATAAATATATCTAATTTGTTTTTTCAATTAAAAACATTAAAGCTTACTATAATTAAAGTAATGGAAGAAATAACTAGCGGTAATACTCACCCTAGATTATTAGAAGTAATGGGAACACTTCAAGATAAAATGGCAGCAATAACAAAAACTCAAGCAAACTATATAATTTTCTTAGAAGATACATATAGAAAGCTAAATAGCGAAAAACCAACTAATGCTAATTCTGAAATAATTAATTCAAAAGATGATGAAGGACAATTTTTTATTACAATTGGAACAAAAAATATGTCTAAGAGTTTAGATGAGGCTGAAAACTCTGAAAATAAAACAAGTTTAGAAACAGTATTAGTTGACCCTAGCAAAAAAAATGAACTTATGCGGGAGAAAAACATTGAGCTTGAAGAAGATGACTTGGATGACTTCATCGATCTTACTGAAATACTTTAAAAACTATGAAAGATATATTATCATCTCAAGGAGCATTTAGTTCTAGTAAAATCTCAAAAATTAATGGGGATGATCAAGAAATAAATAGTTTTATTTGGACAACAGAAAGAATAGATGCTCTTTATTTAAAAATAGAAAATGGATTATCTATAAAAGGTTTACGTGATTCTCCATTTAAAGATAATGATCATTCATTAAAAAGAGAAAACCTAGCCTTTGAATATACCCCAGAAGAGTGGAAAATTTTAAATAAGTGTAAAGTAGATGTTCTTTATTTTGCAAATGAATTTTGCTATATTCAAACAAACAATGGCGTAATGCTATTAAAAGATGCTGGAGGTTTACGAGATTTTCAAGAGCAGATACTTAATTCATTTAAAGTAAATAACTATAATATATTAATGGCAAGTCGCCAGATAGGTAAATCTGTAACTTCTGCTATTTTTATTTTATGGTATTGTATTTTTAATGCTGATAAGACAGCATTAGTTGTTGCAGATAATTATACTACAACTAGAGAGTTATTAGATAAATTCAGAATAAGTTTAGAAGGTTTGCCGTTTTTTATGAAGCCTGGTATAAAAACAATAAATACTGGTACAATACGTTTTGATAATGATAGTAGAATAATTGGTAGAACAACTACTAAGAAATCAGGAATTGGTTTAACTGTTAATTTATTATATGTAGATGAATTTGCGCATATTGACTCTAAAAAATTAAATGATTTTTACCGTGCTGTATTTCCAACAGTCTCAGCTGACCCCAACTCTAAAATAATAATTAGTTCAACTCCAAATGGAAGAAATAAATTTCATGAAATTTGGAGCGATGCTGTTTCTAAAAAAAGTAATTATGTTGCTTTAAGAGTTGATTGGTGGCAAATAAAAGGAAGAGATGATAAATGGAAAGAAGGAATTATTGCTGATTTAGGTTCAATTGAAGATTTTAATCAAGAGTATGGATTACAGTTTTTTTCGTCAGACCAGCTTCTTTTAAACTCTAGAGAACTTAAAAAGATTCACTCAATACATATTAGGTACGAAAATACTAATTTAACTCTAACTGAGGATTGGGCACATGTTAATGATTATTTTTTAGTTCATCCAAAATATTCAAATTATACAAATTATGATTTTAAATCAGATATTGCAAATTTTGTTTTTTCAATAGATACCGCAGATGGAATCGGTGGAGACTATTCAGTTTTAAATATTTATAAGTTAGTTGCTTTACCGGTTTCTCAACTCTTAAAAAAGAAAGAAGCAATTCGTTCAGAATTAGATACAATTTCTTTAGTACAAATCGGTATTTTTAGAACAAATGAATTAGACATAAATAGGTTTTCAGCTGCATGTGAACATATAATATATGAAATTTTTAATCCAGATAAATGTAGAATTGTTCTTGAGATGAACCATAAGGGAGATATTGTACATAATTTATTTAGAGATAATTTTAATTACTGGACCAGTCAATTTATTCATACTAAACATACAGCAATGGCAACCAATCCTAAATTAGGATTACGTTTAGGTCCAACAAACAAAATAAGATACTGTGAACAGTTTAAATATTTAGTTACAATAAACAAAATAATTCCAAATGATTTTTTTACTGTTGCTGAGTTAATGTCATTTGGAAAAACAAAGGGTGGGACATACCATGGACAAAATGGAAATGACGATTTAGCCATGACATCAATTAATTTATCTCCATTTTTTCAAACATCTCAGTTTTGGGATATTGGAATAGAAACATATGAAAATACTTCACTTGAATACAGACAAGAAGTTGATGAAAAAATATTTAGTGTTTATTTAAATAAAAACTCAAAAAGTTTATATAATTTTGATGAACTCAGAAGACTAAATAACCTAAAAAGTGAAGAACTTGGAAACAAATATGCAAAACCAAACGTTTTTGATTTAGAGTCAAAGGAACATATGGAAAAAATCAAAAATAAATTTTTTAAAAGATAATATATTTAGTATCTTTATAAAAAAGATTTAATAACCTACTCAATACTACATCATGGCTAAATTAAAATTCATGGGTGAAATTACATTAGACGATGTCTTTCACCAACACGAGATTGAAATATTCGATCGAGTCTTATCAGCAATTGAAGAAATATATAAGACAAATACTAAAAAAATTAAAGTTGTAGATATTGAAATTAATGACTTTAATTATTCAATTGACTTATCCCATACTAAATTTATTAGCGCATTAACTAATGCATTAAAGGCCTTTGAAGTAATTGAGGAATATGAAAAGTGCAATCGTTGCTTAACAATAATAAACTATCTAAAAACAAAAACATATATTTAGCTCATGGGATTCGAAGCAATTAATTCTAAAATTAATTCTAGAATTCATAATATTTCTAAAAAAATTGGAGATAATAGTATATGTAAACTAGAATTAAATGAACTTGCTGAGCTAATCTACCCTATGTTAAATTATTATATTTCTACTTTTTGTAAAAATAAATTAGACACGGAAGACACTGTTCAGTGGACAATGAAAAAGATTTTTAAAAATTTAAGCAAATATTCACAATCAAAAGGAAGATTCACTACTTGGATATATAGAATAGCAAGAAATGAAGCTTTATATTTTATTTGGGCCAAAAAAAGAAATACACACATTCCATTAGATTTTTGTAATTTAAAAACTGGAAAAACATATAGTTCTTTAATTCCACTGAAATATAGAGTTAACGGAACAGTTAATGCAAATATTAAATTTACAACAAAAGAAGTTGAAATTAATGAGCTTTACAAAAAAACGTGTTTTGAGATTTTATCGTTAGATGATGCAACACTAAGAAAAATAGCAATCTGTAAGATGATTGAAAATAAAAAAATAAAAGAAATAGCTATTGAGTTTGCAATGAACGAAAACACGGTAAAAACAAAACTTCGAAAAATAAAAAAAGAAGTTAGAATATCAATGTATAAAAAGTACCCACTAATAAAAGAACAAATAAAAGAGATATTATGAAAATAAATCCAATAAAAGTATTTAATGATTTAAAAGAATGCATTGTTGATTTTTATCAAAAAAAAATATATCTCAGTATTATTAAAGAATTAACAGAATCTGGTAAATTAGAAAAAGCTGGATTTCGAGTAGATCTTAAATATAACTTATACCTCGGCATAAATTTAAACCCAGAACTATTATTTTATCAAGATACCTCTGTTGAAACTGCTGAGTTAAGAATGATATCTGAAAAACTAAAAACACATACTGATTTTTTAACAAAGGAGGGAATACTAGATTCTATTAAAGTTGAATATGATCGTATAAAAAGTGCTGACCATTATGGATATATCGTTAAAATATCATATAATTACAAAAAGTATAAGCTTAGTAAATTAATATATTCAAGTTTATATTTTTTAAGTATCCTCAGTTCAATTATATTTGGATTATTTTATTTATTTTAATATTCATCATATTCACTAATTCTATTTTCAATATCATTCCAAAGCTCTTTGCTTAATTTATAAAAAGGTAGTGGGATAAGTTCACCTTCTTCTATATCAAGTATTTCTTCTTGTGTATTTAACATTGTTGGAATTGGTTGATTTTCCATAAAAAACTGAAACATTTGTCCATAATAGAAAGTAAGATATATTGTTGCCTTTTCATCATCAAAAACATCATCATCCATTTCTTGATACATTTGTAACTCTGAATCATATTTATTTTCTTCATCAACTAGTTCATATGTAGCAAAACACTCTTCATCATTATCACAATCTCCATCTTCACTTATTAATTTTAAAGTATATGGTGTAACAATACTGTTAATATAATTAATTTGATCATCGGAAAGAACAATATTTCCAAGTCCACTACTATTATCTTTTCCTTGCTCTTGTGACATAAATATATTTAATTGATCTTTTGTTATTATACCCCGATTAAATAAATCAAAAATATTATCAGAATCAGTATTTTCATTAATAAACTGATTAAAGCTTCCTAATTGTTTCATAAAATTAAATTTAGTGTTTATTTTATTTATTCTAGACAAGATCACACATTTGTCAAAATAAATAAAATAAATAGATATACAAAAACAATATGGAAAATATCGTATCTTTCTGCAAAAAAAATATTTGGAAAATATCAACATTTGTTTTCTTTATACTTTTTTTATCTAAGGGCTGTATAAATAACAGAATTTCAAATTTAGAGAAAAAGTATAAAAAAACAAGTATATTGCTTGAGCAAAAAGTTGATTCACTTCAAGTACTTTCTAGGAAAACAGCAACGGCTCTTGAAATTAGAAATCAAATGGAAGTTGTTATGTTTAACTATTTAATATATGAAGATGATTTAGATAAAGGAAAAATTTCTCTTTCTGATATCAAAAATAAGATAGAAGAGAATGATTAGTTTTTTTAGTAGAAATAAAAATACAATAATACGATTTGCATTTTTAATTCCAATTATACTTGTTGCAATAATATCTATTTCACATGTTGTTAGTTGGTATGATTTAGCTAATCCGCTTAGTTGGGCAATATATCTTTCTATTGCAATTGAGATAGCAGCAATGTCTGCAATTGCTGCAGCTTCAGTAAAAGTAAAAGGCTTTTCAGTGTGGTTTGTATTTATATTAGTTACATTAATACAGTTTATTGGAAATATTTTTTTTAGTTATCTTGAAATAAACGAAGCATCTGCTTCATTTTTAGCTTGGGTTGAACTAACTCAGCCAGTTTTTGAATTAATGGGAAGTGATATTGAAAATATTATTTCTCAAAAAAGATGGTTAGCTTTACTTGAAGGAGGAATGTTGCCATTAATTTCACTAACGTGTTTACATTTTTTTATACAATATGATAAACACAGTGTTGAAAATACACCAGTTATTATTAAACGGGAAAGTGAAAAAAACTTTCCGATACTTTTAAATAAAGTTGATGAACCTAAGATAGAAGAACCTATTGTTGAAGAGAAGATAGAAGAACCTATTGTTGAAGAGAAGATAGAAGAACCTAAAGAAGAAGTTAAAAAACCAGAAAAAGCTTCTGGAGAAAAATTATCACAAACTAGAATAGTCGTTCCTCCAAAACAAATAAAGAAGTCATCGCTGCTTAATGTAAAAATGAGGAGAGTACAAAAAAAGAAACAAGAAAAAAATGATAACAAAACTAAATGAAATTTGTAATTGTTGTGATGACGATCAACAAATATTACAAATATTCGATGATAAATGTTTTAAAATTGTTGACGGTAAAGAAACAACTGGTGAATTCTGCCTAGGTGATTTTGCAGTTCCAGTTGATGGATATACTTGTGCGCATATTGCTGTTGAGTTAGACGGTAGTGAATTTATTCTTTTTGATAATAAAGTTGGTGGACTTTCACCAAGCGGTGTTTTAGAAAGCGGTAAGTTATATGCTCGTGGAATTTTACTAAAAATAATATATCCAGTAAATGATAGTAACGGTGATGAAATTGAAATATATGATAAGTCTGTTTCAATTTCATTAGAAAATGCAGACACTTTAATCGAATCTATTTTTCCATTATATACTTTTTTCTCTATATTTACTAATCCTAAATCTAATACAACATCAGACTTAATAAATAAGATAAAGATTATAAATCCAAATTTACTATATGATATTAAAATTTCAGCATTAGTATTATTTGGAAAGGCTAAATAAAAAAATATAAACAAATGTTAGACAGTGGAACCGAATTAATAAAATTAGAGCATAATATAAACTATTCTCCTACTTTTATAAGTACTGATAGGCGCCGTGGTCCTGGACAGTCAACTTCTATTGGATATTGGCAAATTGGTGCAGATGCTCAACAAGGTGTTACACACGGTCCAGTTTTTAAAATGGAATTTGTTGATGTTATTGGAGCAAGCCCAGGCGGATATTTAAAAATATGGGGAATCGATAATCAAGGAGCAGATGCTCCTATTTATCCAGAAGCATACTTTGCTATGGTAAATGAACAAAGACTTATACATGTATATTTACAAAAATTTATTTTTTGTGATGTTGTAGGTAATGAAGTTGCTCCAACACTTCCACATTTAATTGTTGGATATAAAAAGAGAGTTATTCCATTTGTATGGTAATAAAAATAATTAGATGCTTTGAAATTAAATGAAAATATGCCAAGTTCAATGGCAAACCGTGGAGACTTTACAAGCGGACCGTTTCGTAATACTAAGGGAGATTATAATTTTACACTAAGCAGAAGTAGCTTTACTCCTGGTATTTCAATTAAACTTGTTCCACTTAAAGACCTTTCAAAAAATGGAGACCCTGGATATTCTGAACTGGATAAGCTATTGGGTAAACTAAGATATTATTTTAAACCTGGAGATAGAGTTAGGGGAATGCTGGTTAATTCTCATATTACTGGAAAAGAAAAAACAATTTTAGGTAGAATTCATAAAATAATACCAGATTATAACGATAATACAATACGTATTTTAATAAAAAATCCAAAAAATTTAAAAATCCAAGAGATTTATGTAAATTCTATGGAAAAAATATATGAGGCTAACTCATATTGGGCGCTTTCCTTTTCTGAATTTATAAATTCATAAGATAAAAACTAATAATGCAATCAGGTGTATAATATAATTATGTATTATACACTTTTTTAATATAAAAACTAAGGAAATGAAAAAAAACATAGATCCAGAAGAAGCAAAAGGTCATCTAGATCAACTTGATAAAGAAGGCGGAGTAAATAATGTTTCTGAAAAAGTAACAAGTCTAGGAAAAATATCTACTTATGGAAGTTTAGAAGAAGTATCAGCGGCTGCTGAATCTCCATGGAAATTATTAAATTTTAATACTTTACCGAGTCTTGGTTTATTTTATCCAGAAAAATCAGAGCTATTAATACGATCAGCTAAAACAAAAGAAATAAGACATTGGAGTACATTAGATGAACATGATCCGCTTGATGTACTAGAAAAAATTAATTTTATTTTAAATAGCTGTACTAAATTTAAAATAAAAGGAAACCCAACTGCGTTAAACTTTAATGATTATTTAGAAATTGATCGATATCATATTTTATTTAGAATATATGAATTGACTTTTCCTAATCAGGAAAATAAACTTTTTGCATATATTAAATGTAGCTCTACTACGTGTGGACATAAAAATCAAACTCAAGTAACTACTCAAAATTTAAAAGGTTTTGAGTATCCAGATGAGATAATGAAGTGGTATTCAAAAGAAGAAAGGTGTTTTGTTATTACTTCTGAAAAATTAAATGAAACGCTGTATTTTTATATGCCATCTTCTGGAACAACATCTAGACTTCGACAAAAAAAGAAAGCCGATGATAATCGAGGAAATATTAAACCAGATAAATCTTTTTATTCTCAAGCCAAGTACTTAATTGATAATTGGAGAAATGCAGATTTAAAGTATTTAACTAATTTAAAAATGTCTACTTTAGATTGGTCAGAGCGAAAGTTTCTAATAATATATAAATTTGTTGAATTATTAGAAAACGCATCAATAAATAAAGCCATTTGTATTTGTGAAAAGTGTAGAACCCAAACAGATAGTGCTATTTTTTTGGGAGGAAGCTTCACTGTTAAAGATATTTTCATTATTTCAGCTGGACTTGATGAACTTATTTAAACTTAACGCAAGATTGGCGGTGAAGCTTAACCAATCACTTGAAACTTTATATAACCTTGAATACATGGAATATTCATATTTATTGAATATAGTAAAAAAGGATATTGAAGATAAAAACAATAGTACAATAAAAGAATCAGAAAACAGCATTGATTCTAGTCCAATAAAAGTTAATTTACCAGATCACCTAAAACTTAAATAAATAAAATAAAATAGTTTAGTTTTGAGTATAAGTAAATATATATCAGAGTATAATAGTAGTCGTGATGTAAAGATAGCAAAAAATAAAGCATATGCTGAAAAACATCCATATCCAGCTGACGAATTATCTAGTTTAGAAGATGATTCACCATTTAAACAATTATTTAATGAAAATGGAGAACGTCCGCTTCCACAAAATGTAAAGACAGTGCATATGGGAAATGCCGCTAATCTCGATAAAGCCTTTTATAATAGATTAAATAGAGGAAGCAAAGGTCTTAGAAAACTTATAAGAAATGAAAATCTCTTAAAAATAGATCCAACTGCGTTTTTACAAACACAATATAATGCAATAGCATCTAATAGAGAGATTATGTCTATTTGGAAACTAGATGAAGTTTTTGATATGGACCCTGATGATTTTGATGAAATAGGCAGATATCTACCTGATAGTATTTTATATGCACATAGAATTGGAAATACTGTAATATTACAAAGTGCACTTAAAGAATTACATTCTCAAGATAAAAAAGAAGAGACTATTGTTCCTAGTGAAGAAATAGAAAGTCCAATTAATCAAGAAGAAGAAAAAGAAGAAGCTTCTAAGTTACCTAACTCAGCTGCTTTAAATACAAAAGAACCTGAAAAGTTAGAAACAACAGAATCTTTAAATGAGGTTGAAGCAATACTGGTTGATCTTCCAGAAGAAAAAGTAACAACTGAGACTACTCCAATAAATGTAACAGTTGAAGAAAAACCAAGTGGTGATACTACTCCAATAGATGTAACGCCTGACGTCAAACCAAAAACAAAAATTGATGAACTAACTTCTAGCTTTAAAAAAGACTATGGTGGATTAGATAAAACTAGCGTAATTAATGAAAATCAAACAGTGTCCAATGCTAAAAAAGTAGTTGGAGAAGATGTTTTTTCAAATCTTACTAAACAGCTTAACCAATTATCGGGTAAAACCGATGGTGTAAACACAGCCGATATTTTAAATACAACGACCAGCAGTGGTGATATAAGTACTACAAATATTGATGCTTCTTTAACTAGTTCCGAAACACTTAACACTACTTCAATAGATCAGACCGGTGGTATTGATATTCCAACGATGGGCGCTTCTACTATAAATAATAATACGCAGTTAACTAAAATAATGGATAAAGTAGCCAGTAATCCTAAGACACAGGCTATTCTTGATAATTTTAAAAAATCATATGGATTAAATATTCCAAGCCCAAATGATGACAAACAAATAACTGATGCTAAGCGGATACTTGGAGATAAAGGATTTTCGAATCTTAATGCGCAACTCAATACTTTATCAGGTAAAGCAAGTAGTATGTTACCTACGTCAAATCTTGAAACTGGTACTACTGATAATTTAGGTGGTCTTACTTTAGATGATATTCCACAGTCTGAGGTTATTAAAACTGATGTTGAATTTTCTGAAAAAATACAACCGACTCCAGTTATTAGTAAACAACCAGTTGCTAGTCCAACGATAGATACACCAACTATACAAACAGATAATGCTTCTGCAAAAAATGAAATAGCATTAAGTGAACCTAAACAACAATCTGAAAATACTCCTATATCACGATCAACTCAATCTTCTGATTCTTCAGCATTAGAAAAAAGGCTAAGTCGAATTGAATATATTTTAACTAATCCATTAGATGTAAAAATAGTAAGCTAATTATGTTTAAAACTGAAATAAAAAAAATAATATCATCTTATTCTATACTTAGAAATGAACTTTCTATTTTAGAAAAAGAAACTATTAACTTAAATAAAAAGCAAGAAGTAATACATAATCAATTATTAGAAAATAGAAAAAATGAAGAAAATTTAATAAATAAAATAGAAAAGCAATTGGGTAGAAAAATTACACAACAGGAGCTTTTTGAAATGTCAAAAGATAAATGAATAAAAATAGCATATATACAACAATAATAACGATCTTACTAATAGTAATCATTATTATATTATGTGTTTTTTCATGTAACTTTGAAAGATTAAATCGATTTTCTGAAAAACAAATAGATGAATTAAAAAAGTCTATACTTGCATCAGACTCATTAACAAAAGAAGCAGAAGGGCATTATACAAAGCTTGTTAATTATTATGCAGATAAAAATGATTTAAGTGATGAATTAAAAAAAATTGATCGTGATTTGCATAATATGATAAAAAGTCAAGATGAGCGTCTATTGAGTATTACAAAAACAATTATATCATTAAGAGACAAATTAGATGAAGGTACTGGAGTTGTAAATGAAGTTGATACTAATTTAATTGATATCACTTTAAGTTATCCAGATAAAGAAAAACCTTTTATTATATGGGACGGATTTGTTAATCGATTAACTGCAAAATATAAAGGGTTTTGGAAATTTAATAAATTACCAATAGATATAATAGTAACTGAAGAAAGTAGAGGTTTATGGAGACATAGAATTGTTGGCCCAGACTGGTTTATAGTTGACTCATTATCAGTAATTAGTTTACCTCCTAAAGAATATGTACCAGATATTGAAAAACGGATTCAGCTTTTTGTTGGAGGTGGATATCTTGCCGATTTGACTGGATCTAGTTGGGGAGCTCTCAGTTTAGGGTTAGGGGTTAGTTTTGATCATTCTCATAATATATTATTAAATGTGACAACTAATCCACAAATAGGTTTAAGCTATTATTATAAGTTTAGATCTTTCAAAAGAAAAAAGAAAAGATGAGAACAAGTAACTTTGTACGACTTACACAATATTGTGTTGCAGAATATATGTTTGATGAATTAGGTTCATTAGATTTTTATACAGACGACTTTGTATTATTACAAAATGATCATTTAGATATTCATCAAATTGTAAATACAGATAGTTCATTTAGCTCTACTAGAAATATTTTAGACTTGACTGTTGTTCCAATATCAAGTAATACATATGTTTATATAGATAGTGAAAAAATTCCAAACTACTTAGATTATGATACAAATATCTCAAAAACAGATATTACTGGATATAATGTAGTAATGGATAAAATAAGATTTCATTTTATTTCAGGTTTTGACTTTGATAAATTTCAAGCAATATTATTAAATGTAAAACATTTAGAGAATGATGGTAAAAGTAATTTATTTTCAAGTATTTTACTTGCTCCGGAAACAGTAGGGTCCTTAATTATTTTTAATTCAAAACCTTTATTTTTAGGAAATGCTGTTTTCGATAGATACATAGATCTTTTAATTCCATCAATTAAAAATATAAATGAAGATTATAAAACTTCACTAGTTCCAGCATCTACTTTTGCTGCTGCAATTACTCCTAATTCTTCTGGAGGATCAACTGCATTTATTTATAATAATCAAATATCAATTGGGCTTGCTGAATGTGAAAAAAGAAAAGTTGTATCGACTCCTTCTCAAGAATATGAAGCCTTTGAAGTATCAGAATTTTATGAAGCAGTATTATCTCAGAGTAATGAGTTTGATGCGGTTGGTGCATAT